GGTAGTAGCACCTGTTGTGGTAGCCGTGACTGAGTTGCCTAGTGTTAAGTCAATCGTTGTAGCACCTGTCGCGTTTCCTAGTGCGTTAGTAATCTCGCCATAGTCTTTTAGATTAATTGCTGAAATAGTTTGGTCTGCGCCAGTTAGCTGACCGGATAACGTAGTAGCAGCTAAAGTCTTGTTGGTAAGTGTCTGAGTGTTGGTAGACGTTGTAGTGTTAGCGTCATAGGCTTGGACATCTGTGCCAATTACTAGGCCAAGGTTAGTTCTGGCTGTGGCTGCACTTGCAAGGTCAGACAGATTGTTAGCAACCTGAGAAAACTTAGCATCTGCCTGAGTTTGAGTGTATGTGTCAGCAACATTGAACGCACCGTAAGCAATGATACTGACGTTATCGCCTGTTACTGCTCCTGTGGTTAGTATAACAGTTGCGCCGTCTGTGGCTGTGAAGTCTGTGGTCGGAATGAGCTTAGAGCCGTTCAGGTAGACATCAACAAAGCCCACATCGTAGGTAGCTGAGAAGTTAGTCTGGCCCGACGTAGCGACATACTCTTGACGCTCTGCTGTGCCGTTTACTGCACTACCTGCTGCTGCCCACGAAGAGCCTGTGTATACGAACATCGTGTTGGATACAGTGTTGAAATATAACGCACCTGTTTGAAGTGGATTGCCGTCATTGTCTACCGTAGGCGCAGTAGATTTAGCGCCAAGGTACAAATCGGTAAATTCATCCAAGGATGCCGCTGCGTCAGTTGCCGAGGTAGCTGCCGAGGTAGCCGAACCCGCCGCTGCTGTTGCGGAAGTCGCTGCATTAGTTGCGGAAGTAGCTGCGTTAGTCTCTGAGGTAGATGCGTTTGTGGCACTTGTAGAGGCCGCTGACGCGCTGTTAGCTGCATTAGTCTCACTGGTAGCCGCTGCACTCTCTGAGGCCGCTGCTGCCGTTTCTGAAGCTGCTGCTGCTGTCTCTGAGGCTGCTGCATTGGTTTCCGAAGTAGAGGCCGCACTAGCACTTGAAGCTGCGTTGGTCTCAGAGGTAGAGGCTGCGCTAGCACTAGAGGCCGCTGCTGTTTCAGATGCCGCTGCGTTGGTTTCACTTGTAGACGCTGCTGAGGCACTAGAAGCTGCATTGGTTTCGCTTGTAGCCGCCGCTGATTCACTAGCCGCCGCCGCTGTCTCGCTAGCTGCTGCTGCCGTCTCAGACGCTGCTGCGTTAGTCTCTGCTGTTTCCGCTGCTGTCTCACTAGCTGCTGCCGCTGTCGCAGATGCCGCCGCCGCCGTAGCACTTGCCGCTGCCGCCGCAGATGTGCCTACCCAGTAGGTAGGAGAGCTTGCCGGAATGTTGCCAGTGTTTGAGTTCTGTAAAGACGTATAGAGAATGCCGTCAGTACCTACCGTATTTTCATTGATTGCGTATGTCCTGGTAGACAGCCAGGCAAAGCTCAGTAGCACCCAGTACGCTGTCGCACTCGACGGATTATTGTTCAGATTGGTGTTCTGGAGGCTCTGGTACTGCTCGCCGTTATAGGTGACTACAGCACCTTCCTGATAGGTTATGCCAGAGTTCCATTCTACTGAGTAAAGTAGCGTCCAGTATCCAGACGTAGAAGTCGGATCGTTGTTCTGGTTACCAGAGGCTAGAGATCGATAGTATTGACCATCGCTACCTAATACTACGGCATCAGCACTGTATATCTTAGTAGCTACCCATCCATCACCAAATACACTAGCTGTCTGACCTACCGGGTCACGGACTAGTATCTGCACATTATTCTTGTCTACTAATATTGACTTAGCTGTGCCGCTGAAGAATATGTTTGGTTGCCTACCTGCCGCAGTTAATATAACTGGATTGGTGTTAGCTATAGTTTGATTAATATCGCTAAAAGTATCTTTAAGAGTAGTCGTACCCGTCTCATAAAAATATATCTTACCGTTGCTTAACGGATCGCCAGCGTCATCAAAATATTGTGCATTTATTTCATTAAATCTAGCCATTATTCTTCACCGAATAAGTAATCTGTTAAACCAACCACAAGTATTCTTTCTCTTTGAACGGCAGGAATGCTATTCAGCCAATCAAGATATACTTTTGTTTTGCTAAAAGCCTCTTCTGCTCTTTCTGTTGATTCTCCAGCAAACTTTCTGTTAATAATCCTTTTAAAAGGAGAGGAGGCCATAAGATCAGTAGCTGCCTCTAAAGTGTCTGGAGCCTTCAGCCCGTAAGAAAAAATCTGTGACAATTTGTTTGTTCCAGGCACTGGTATCATACCTACAATTTTATGTATAAAACCTTTGTCATTATTAAATTGCTCCATAGATTTGATTATGCCAGTTGAGGGAACAGAAGCTCTTGAGCTTGCATAAGAATCAGCAACCTTAGCTAAGTTATTTAAAAATCTTGGAGAACCCTCTGGTAGATTCTTAAACAAAATCCTTCTAGCTCCAGCATCCCTGGTAACCTTTTTCCACCAAGAAGCATAGGAACCAGGAACTAATTCTGTAGCAGTTCTGCCTCCTCCGGTAAATATAGAACCCATTGCTGTGACAATAGCCTCTTCTCTTAGATATTCAGGTATTGCATTTATAACTCTGTTAAAATCAGCAGCAGAGCCAGATGACAGCCTGCTTAGGGCTCTGGATAGCTGAGGAATAATATCTCTTTGAAGTTCTTTGCCAGCTACAGCCGTTGTAGCTTCTTCAAGTGCCTTTCTCTGACTTACTAGTGATTTAGCCAAATCCCATTGAGATGCCAGAGATGGGTCAATATTTCGTAATGCCGTGTCTTGCAGAGATGTTAAGCCATCGTAAAGCCTAGATAGTTGAAATGTTGCAGCGTCAGCAAATGGGCCTTGAGAACTTCGTAAGCCTGCACCTATTTCTTTTCTAAGCTCATCAATTCTTGCGTAATTAATACCTCTGCCTCTTACCGCTCTTTTAAGCTCTTTTAATACTCGCTGTTCTGGCTGACTAAGATTTCCTATACCCCCCAAGTCTCTGGCTCTTCTCAGCAAGTCTCCTCTCAAACTACTAACATCGCGTATTTTTGTTCTGGGACTTATAGATTCAGAGAGCGCGTCATAGATAGAATCAGACTGTGAGCGAAGGTCATTAACATCATTTATAATCTGTGTTTTGAGATTTTGGTCAACATCAATAATACTTCTGCTACCTCCAAAATCATCAATAAACTGACCAGTTCTACTAGAAAGCTCTGTTATAAATTCTTTTTCAGAATTTGCCATTGCTGTTCCAGGTATCTTGCTAAGAGCTTCTTCTACTTGTCGATATTGCTCATTAGTAGACACAATTCTAGTTGGAGCAACACTCTCTAAACCCAACTCAGTAACAGACCTTTGCATTCCTGGGTCTGGCCTTACAACTGACTCAAGTGTTTGTGCTGCCATCTCTGGAGGCTGAACTGTTGCGGTAGCTACATCTCTGATTTCTGGTGCAGCCTCTCTTGCGCCTTGACGCTCGGCCTCTCTACCAGCTAGTTGCCCAGACCTTGCTCTACTTACTACTCCGGGAACATCAGCAAGAACAGAGAATCCTCCGCTCATTAAAGGTTCTTCTACATTAAATTCACCACCCATTTTCGATTGAGCGACTTCTATTGCAGTTTGAATTGCAGCCTCTGCTGCGGCTCTGCCAATAACAGTCCCTGCCCGACCAGCCGGAGCCGCAGACAAAATAGCTGTACCTATCTGCACTAAATCGTTTGGAGATACTCCAGGCCTATTGATAACATAAGTCTGATCTACATCAGGATGTTTTACATATATCCCGCCTTCTGGACCTCTAGTTATCTGTAGTCGAGGCTCAACTGATTTCAATATCGAAGAATATTCTTCTGCGTTAAAGGTAAGTGGACCAAGAGCAGATACAGCCGTTGCCATACCAGGTCTATCAGGCAATATGTCAAAAACTCCGCTTGGACGAAGCTCAGGAGCATCACGCATTTCAGGAGGCAGGTTTTTAAACCTTAACTTCCTTAAAGGACGAAGCTCAGGAATTAGCGTACTTCTGCTGCCCATTTCTCCAGATTCACCAAGCAATGCAGGCTCACCAGTTACCACAGGAGCAGAACCCGGCATATATGTACCGCCAGTAGGCTCTGTTGAAGCACTCTTAAATCTAAGTCTTCGTTGTGGCTGCGCCATTAATCTACTTCCTCATATAAACCTGTTACTGGGTTTTTTACCCTAAAATTCAAAACGCTTGCTGAGGGATTATTGTTCAAAAACCGCTCTGCTTCTTCTATCGATTCAAATTGTCTAATTTGGCTTGCAGGAGTTGTAGCGGGAGGTAAAGTTGTGGTTTCCTGTATAGCAGGCATATCTTGAATTTGTCTCTCCAAGTATGATGTTGGGTTTCTAAAAAACTCTTTTGAGTCAAAGGCATCACCATAAGAAACATTAATCAAGTCCTTTATGTTTCTTGCGGAGGCCGCTCCAAATTCAGCACTCATAAAAGTATTACTAGGATTGTAAGCCTGCGCTCTTTGTTTCTGAGAGGCATAAGTCGAAAGGATTGATGGAGCTTGTCCAGTAATTAAACCTCTAGCTTGACCAACCAAAGCATCAACATCTAGCAGTTCTGGATTTGTTGGATCAAAAGATGCAAGCAAGGAGGCAACCTGTGGGTCTGATTGACCTAGATTTCTAATATAATCTATAACACCAGCTTGAAGACTCTGACCTCCAGCCTGATTAGCAAAATCCCTATCAGTCACAACACCAGGACTTGCCATCCTTGCCATAATCGTAAGAATAGTTGCCGCCGCCTGTCTGCCAGATCGTTTTTCAATATCGGTTGCATCTGGGGCTTTCGCTTTTGTGATAAACCCAGCCAAAGATTCTAGCTTGTTAAAGCCAGTAACAGCATCAGAAGCCAATTTGTTGTTGCCTTCCATTGTGTCAACAATAGAGTTTCTCGCAGCGTTCCAATCTGCCTGCATACCTTGCATTTCCAATCTTTCCGTTTCAGAAAGAGCTGGCATCTGTATTAAGCCGATCTGATACGCGCTGTTTATTGCAGAATCAAGAGAAGGTATAGCTGACATAGGATCATTCATAAGCATCTGAATCATATTTTGAGTAGATTCGCTAGAAGCTCCAATTCTATTCTCTAGCTGAGTCCTGTCTTGCAGTAACTCAATTGCCTGACCTACATTTCCAGTTTGTAGTAAACCTCTGATCCTTACAGCATCTTGAGCAGCAGACTTGGCAAGGACTTCTTGCATTTGAAAATCCTGCATAGCTTTTTGTCTGCCGTATTGCTCTTGCTGCTGCATTTGCTGCAAAAACTGTGGACCTTGACCAGCGTAAGCTGATTGCAAGCCTTGCAATACAGTGCTTAGTTGTGGACCTTGCTGCTGTGTAGGCATTCTTCCACCTAACAATGATAAGTTGTCAGCCATATCTATACCTAATCGCCTATATTACTTAACTTAAAGGATTTCTGATTATTCCCATAGAGCTTGGATTACCGCCAAATTGAGTATTACCAGGATATACCGTTGCGCCGGAATGATAACTCATCGTAGGCACATACGGTTGAGAATCAAACACAGGAGCCTGCACTTTTTCCTCTTTTGGGAACATCTCGCCAAGTCTCGCTCCTACAACCGCACCACCTAAAGCTCCTGAGATCGGGCTTTGAGGAACAAATGTAGAGGATTGCGGTACGCCAGCTAATTGAGCACCTATGTTGCTGTAGCCTTGAGCTTGCATTAAAGCCAATTCTGTTTGAGCTGCTGCATCACCCTGAGCCGCCGCCTGTTGTAATCTGCTAACAAGATCGGTCTGCCCTCCAATCATTTGTGCAGTACCAGCACCCATTCCTTGTTGCAAACCACCCATTTGAGATGCGGTCGTTCCAAATTGACCTGCTAGTTGCTCGCCAGCGCGAGTCCTCATGCCTGCTACATTCAAGCCTGTTTGTGCGGCTAAGTCTGCCGCTCTAGTTCCTATACCTAGCGCAATGTTAGAGCGTCCTGCACCGAGAGATGTTCTTAAATCAGCTTCGCTAACACCTAGCTGCTGCGCTAAGTTAGCCAACTGCGTACCCTGTTGAGTAGCTGCTTGTAATCCAGAAGTACCGCCAAGCACACCCAAACTAGCAAGCTGTTGAGCTTGACCAGTGGATAAATTAGCCAGATTCTGACCAGCACCAGAGGCTAGTCCCGCAAGCTGCTGAGAGCCACCTGTGGCGATATTAGCCGCACTGCCTCTAGCGCCAAGCCCTTGAGCAGATAGAGCTTGAAGGTTGGCTATTTGGTTTTGCAAGTCTTGAGAAGCCAGGCCAGTATTGTACCTAGCAAGCTCCTGCATAACCCTGCCGCCTCCTAAGCCGCCTCTTGCGCCTGCTGTTCTAAGAGCCGCACGTTCGCCCTGCTCTTGCAAGAATCTCATCTGTGGACTTTCTTGATAAGCCTGTTGAAATGCTTCTGGACCTAACGCGCCAGACAGTGCTAGTTGCTGTTGTAGCGCCTGACCGCCAGCCTGAGCGTAGGGATCAAACATTGCTTCAGCTCTTCCAAATCCAGATTGAATATCTCCTCTGGACTGAGCGAGAGCCTGCTGTATGTCTCCACGGCCTCCAGTGAATCCTGACTCAATGTCAGCCCTAGCACCTCCCAGTGCTTGCTGGAGAGCGCCTATGCCAGTTTGAGTTCCCTGCATTATGTCTTGTCTAGCTTGTCCTATACCGCCTCTCAGAGCACCTATGCCGCCCAGTGTGCCTGCAGTCAATTCTCTGCCTGCCGAGCCTGCGGTAGCACCCAAAAGCCCTGTGGCCGTTCCTGCACCGCCCAAAGCGGCTTGTTCTGCTGCCGCCAGGCCCACAGGTAATTGTGGCTCAGGCGATACAGGCACACTGGGCGGCATAGGCCTTTCAGGATCAACATTAACCGGCGGCTGCGGCTCAGGATCATAAACCGGCGGTTCAGGCCTTTCAGGATCATAAACACGGCGATCGATATTTCTTTCTTGGTTCACTCTTGCAAGATTGCTAACAACAAACTCGTTGCTTAGATTGTACTGACTAGCAACTTGTTCTGGTGTCTTAGCACCTGAGTTAAGGTCTTGAAAAGCCTGCTCTTGTACTATTAGAAGATTAGTATTAACAAAGTCTTCGCTTACTCCGTACTGTTGAGCAATCTCACTTGGCGTTTTATCGCCACGGGTAAGTTGACCTACAACATTATCTATTTCTTCTTGAGAAAATGCAGGACCGCTAGGATCGATTACTTGATCTAGTGGTCTAGTAGGAGGAACTACAGGATTTGAATCTATTTGTTTTTTGATTACTTCCTGTATCGGAGGCGCAGTCGAAATAACTTCGCTGTAAGCCTGCCTTGCGATTACAGGATCAACATTTAAAACAGTGGCAAGATAATTAAGATCAGCACCAACATCATTTATTAGAGTTGCGATATCTGCAACCGATGCATTAGGAGTAGACTTAATAAAGTCAAGTACAATAAATTCAGCTTCTTTACCGCCTTCCGTGTCTTCTATTCTCATACTCATAACGGTATCTGCCCATCGGTTTGGAATTGCATCATTGCTTGTTGCATTTGATCAACTGGAGCAAATGCTTGCTGTGTTGGCTGAGCTTGTGTTACAGGAGTAAACTGCATCTGCTGCGGATTTATTATGGAATCAAGAGTGCTGTAATCTATTTGACCGCCTACTCGTGCCGCTTCGGGCCGATAATCTAGCGATCCTCTGCCAAGTATTGCCGATTGCATAAAAGGCTGGGCCTCTGCTATTCGTTGTTGGGCCATATAGTTGCCTTCTCGGAATTGTTCAAGCTGCGGTCTAAACATCGAGCCAGTAAGGTTAAGAGCTTGATTTACAGCATTTTGGCGTATGTCTTGTGACCTTTGATATGCAGGAGCCAACGGGACTAGAGATTTCTGACCAAACTCTCTGATCAATGCCATTTGCTCCGCTCGCTGTTGAGCAGATTGATCCGCTGCTTTCTCGCCCCTTTTATTAGCATCTCTTTGGCCCATGTAGCCTAGCAAAGCACTGCCTCCTGCCAATAATGCGCTTAACATAATTATTCTCCTAAACCGCTATCCAGCCCTTGCTTCGGTCACCACCGATCTCAGGCTGCATTTTTCTGTATTGGATTGATCCCGCACTTCCTGTAGTGTCGAGATATAAACTAAACTGTACCGCCTCTACAACTCCTTCTGGACTGCCTACACCCGTTATAGGTATAGATAACGCCGCTTCCTGCGTAAACTGTCTGAATGGCTGCTCCATCGTGCCATTAGCATCAACTATCGGCTGGGCCGCGTTTAACTTATAGCTCATTGCATTGCCACAATGTCAGCAGTCATCTGTATAAATACAGGCTTTACCGGGTCACTAATTGTAAATCTAAAAAGCTCAAACCTTGAAGCCCTACCATTACGGTTCCAGATAACTCTGCGGTTATACTCGCCCACTTTACCAATGCTGCGGTATCTGGCATCTGACCATATTTTACCATCTACAGACCGCTCTAATCCCACTTTCGGGTTCGCAGCAGAGGAATTACCTACACCGCTCTCTACCGTAAGCTCTAACTCTGGGAGTACAAAAGAATCCATATTGTTTTGAAACGGCTGAGTTACGATAGTTCTGCGAATCTCGGTGTCGTATTCTGTGTACACGTTCTGGGCCAGCAGGCCAATCCTTCCATCTACCAGATCACCTGCCCATAATTGATTATACGCCCTAACCAGTGCGTTTACCCGATATGCACCTAATGAGCCATCCACAAATGATTTACGCTCATGCCATCGCTTGCTTATTGTGTCGTACACTAACGTAGTACCAGGTAAAGCAAATCCAACAAAGTATGCGCCTTTTTCTGCGTAGGCCCATGAATATATATCTAGTATCTGGGCTTCAGTTAAAGCACTTAACTCTTTATCTATTGCAGTGGTAGATATCTTGGCTACGTTGTTGCCGTTTAGCGCCCAGATCGCAGGTGACTCATTAGTACCCGCGCCTACAAACACAAACGTATCTTGAATAGACTGAATGCTGAACGGGCTAGATATCCCTTTGCTCAGGAACAATCCAGTACGCTGGAACGGAAAGTCAGCGCCGCCAATGTTTTGAAATGCTTCTATCGTCTGCGAACCGCCGATAAATAGCTGGTTCTTAAATACTATAGGAGCAACGATATCATCTGGGTCCGACTCTGCAGTACCGAAGTCTAGCGCGTTATACGACAAACCATCATTCAGTGCGCTGACAATAAATTTCTTTGTGTCAGTAGTGAGGCAGAAAAACCCGTCAATAAACACAACCTGTTGAGGATTGCCGTTAGCCGTAAAATCAGCGTCTGTAATCTGTGCAAAAGTATCAGCAACGTGGTTGTAAATATACCCATTGCCTCCAGGAACCAACAGCAACAACTGAGTTCCATTGTCAGCCATCGATACTCTGCCTGATCCTGCTATTTGACCGTGATCTGTCAAAGCATAACTTGATGACATACTGTATAACTTGTTACCAATCACAAAGTAAGGCACACCGTTCATTTCGTGTGCGCCTCTGCAATTTTCAATATCGCTAGCTTTCGCTACCTGCGTAAGACCGGGCGTACCAAACAGAGTCTCCTGATTTAACGCAGGAGCCTGAGCTATATTCGGATAGAAGTTAGTGCATTCCTGCGCCGATATCGGCAGAGAATCACTCTCATAATATCCGTTAGCTATTGGCAAAATAACCTTCGGCATTAGTTCACAATACCCATAATTGCATCAATCAAAACAACATTATCTGTGCTCGTGTCGTTACCAATATAAAGCTCAATGTAATCATTTTGAGACAAGGAAACATTGAAAAACGTAGAAGCATTAGCAGAATCAGCAGCATCTACTTTTCTGGTAATTTTACTTCCAGCCTCAACAGTGCCATTTTTAGCAACCTGTATGAATACTTCTTGATTGTTTGAAGCAACAGGACTAAACGTAGCACTAACGTGAACAGCAGCAACTCTCGCAGAAGTACCGTTGTAAACTATCTTTCCTGTTGTATCTCCAGTAAACCCAGACTGTATACCAACAACAAAAGTTGCTGCCGCCTTTACAGGAGTGCCAGCCGTGGATATCGTTGTGGCTCCAGTGTTTCCTTGCACACTAACTTGAGCGTATGGCTGCGCCTCAGCATCTATCGTGACGTAATTGCTTGTTGAGGTTACGTTTATTCCGCTTCCTCCAACCAGGCTTGCAATGTCAGGAGTAGCGTCCGTTACATTGAGTAACAGTGGAACGCCAGTAGAGTCAGCAGAGAAGTTATGTTTTAGCTCTAAACCGTTCTCGGCAGATACACTAGCCAATATGCCAGAGCCGCTCTCTATGTTTCTAATCTTGTTTACAGAACCATCAATATCTAAGACAGCAATACCAGTAGCAGCTCCCGTCTGAGTGATACTTCCGGTAACACCAAGACCACCAACAAAATTGGTGTAGCTGATTTTATAATTAGTGCCGTTTACAAAGTAATCCATAAACGCGCCAGCATCTACAGATGTTTTGGCAACAAAATTTGATTTCTTTCTGCCTTGCGATCGATCAACCATTTGTATTTTGCTCCAGGCCTATTGCCCCAGTAGATTCTGCTAGTATTTCTGCCTCAGCGTCTGGATAAAAGTGACCAGAAAAGCCATACAAGTTATCTTCATTTCCCGAACCAATAGGTAGGGTAGATGGCATTTTGCTAACGCCCATACTTTGCCCTATTAATCGCATTGTATTAAAACCGTCTCTTGCTGCTTTTACCAAGCCTTGCGAGATAATGCCGTTGTAGTCAGGAGCAACTTCAATAGCCATATTAGCTATCAAGCCTCGCAGTGCGCCTGTAGGGATAGTTACATCATCGCCTAAGTCAGATACCTCTGTGTATCCTAGCTGTATCCCTGAAGCGTCCAAATCATTCATATAGTTATTCATAGCAAATATGAAGTCACTATACTCATCAGGCTGCAACGGGGCTTCGCTAGCCTGGACTAATATTCTTTGTAAAGATGCCTTTGCAACTTGAGCAACAGTAGCCATTATTCGTACATAGCTCCCTTTGCTTTGAATTTGCCTTTGGGCTTTTTCTTAGCAGCTTTGGCAGCATCGCTCTTGCCTTTTTTTGTGTAGGGATATTTCTTTCCGTCAACCATTGGCATAATTCACCTCACTCAAATGTTGCATTTTTGGCAGATTGCCTAAACGCCTTAGCACTAGGAGCACCTTTCGAGCCTGGCTTTCGCATTCTCTCTGGTGTCTTACCTTGGGATTTTTGACGCTTAATTCGCTTGCGCTTCTTGTGGATGTTAGCGTACAGGCCGTCACTCATACTTAGCACCTTTGCTTCTTGTGGACTTAGCACCCTTGCACTTCCAGCGTTTGCGGCTCAAGTTGTTAGGCGTGTTGGGATCGTTCTGCTTTTCTTTTGAAAGCCTTTTCTTAATTCCTAAAGACCTAGCGCAGTAAGAATCACCCTTCTTTGTTCCAGGCTTCACACGAGAACCACCGCCTTTGGCTTTTCCAGCCTGCCCGTAGGAGACTTTCTTGCCGCTAGCGGTGACTTTTACTTTCGCTTTACCTTTTCTCGGAGTAGCCATATAAAAAACTAGGAGCCGAAGCTCCCAGAATCACACAATGTTACTTACCGTAGCCTTGACCCGCAAATAGCGGATTAAAGCAAGCATACGCCGGGAGAAGGTCGAAACGAATCTTCTGCGTATTGGCATCACCGTCTGCGTACTTAGACACTCGAATAGACATACCATCGCTAGTAGTAGCAATAGTGTCAGTTGAGTAGAGCTTAGGCAGCTTAACAGTTCCAAGACCAAACGCTTGCTTGGTGAAGAACATATTAGGCTGATAGACAGTTGACGCAGCACCAACGATAGTAACAACCGCGCCGTCAGCAGGAGCCGCATCGACATTGTTGTATTGACCGTTAGCCTCAAAGATAGCCGCGCCTGAAACAGTAATAGTTGCAGCGTTAGCAGCAATTGTTACATCTTCCAGGACTGTGCCTGTCCACGGAACAGCAGCGCCTGCGCTGTCAAGGATAAGCTCACGAGTAGCTACGTTCAAACGGTTGACGTTTGCAATAGTTACCTGATCACCAGCTTTGATAGTACCAGTTCCTAAACCAGCGAGAACAAGTGTCTGCTGCATAGTGTCCTTAGCCGTGACGTAAGTTGCGTCAGGAGCCCCATTCAAAGTACCAGCTCGATCAGTCGTAGAGCCTGATGTGTAGCTGCTAAGAGCGTTAGAAGTTAAAGCCATCAAGCCGCCAAAGTTCTGGCTGATTTGCGCTTTCTCCCAAGCTGTGCGAACAAGACCGTCAGACGCATTCAGACCGTTCTGAGCTGAAGACAGCGCAGTAGTGGTGAATGGGTTCATGAGGTAATACTTCTCATCTGACATTGGAACGCCAACAGAGTCCATCAATGCACCAGCACCAGCTACGTCTGACCAAGCATCAACAACTGTGCCGCGATCACCGTAGCTCAACGCTGCGTTTTTACGCATGAACGCGCCAAGGTCTAGCTCAAGGTCAGTTACGATTCTGCGAGCCATTGGCTCAAGGATTTGATCGAGTTGGTCTAGCTCCAAAGCCTCTTGCACGTTGCCCCACTCAGTGGCGGCTGTGAAATAGTTTTGAACTGTACCAGTTGCTTTACCAGCAATGATGTCAGACTTAGTAGAAGCACTGATATCACCGCCAGAAGTGCGGATTGTGTTGTAGTCATGCGGACGCTTAAAGTCTACATTTGAACCACTTGAAGGATTGAATTTACCTGACAACAGCTGAGTGTTGACAGTTTTTGTTACTACACGGGAAGCCTCGAAAGCATCTAAAAATACACGAGCAACTTTCCGTGTGACGTTACTACTAAGATTATTAGCCATGATTGGATCACCTTATTCATTCAAAAATTGCCCCCTTCGGTCCTCGCGCTTTAGGCGCTACACCAGCTTTCGCTGGTTGTTCTACCGGGTCAGGAGCGGCATTTACTTTAGGTTTCAATGCAGCAGCCTTTTCGCGTACATGAGTTGCTATCCTTACAGCAGCTTGCGCCGGACTCATAGACCGGATGGTGTCTAGCTCGGTTACGTTCTGACTGAGGTACTTTGTTATAGCCGGACCTAGTTCGTCATCTAAAATATAGTTGACTACATCGTCTGACATTCCAAATGCCGCAACTTGATTACCTGCGGCTTGTAGTTCCTCGTTAGATATACCAAGCTGGACAGCTCGCTGCGAGTAGGTAGTAACCTTCTCATTCAAAGCCTCCTGCTCTTTGTATAGCTGTTCATTCTGCAAACGCTGTACTTCCTGTTGTTGGAAGCGTTGTTGTGCGTCAAATGCAGCTTGTCTAGCTATGGCCTCATCGCGCATTCTGAGCTGTTGCTGATACTCCTGATCACTCAGGGCATAAGGGTCCGGCTCTTTCGGCACATTTGGCCTTTCCTGTTTTGGCATCTGTCTTTCAAGCGACTCTAGACGTTGCTTTAACTGTTCAGCCTCAAGCTCTTTTTCCCTGAGCTTCTTGACTTTTTCAGCTACACCTCTGTCATATGCCTCTTGCTGTACCGGGTCAAATCTGGCCCGGACCTTCTGCCAATCAGGTTTGGTTTGTTTCTCCTGAGCCTCCTCAGTATCCGGTGATGAGTCGGAGTCAATTTCTTGACCTTCGGTTTCTACGTCTTCGAGCTCTATTTCAGCCTCATCGACAATATCATCCTGTTCCATCTTGTTACCTTCGTAAATGCCGTCAAATAAATGGTGACGTTCCATGCCTCCAATAAAAGCGTGGAGTTCGCTGTGTTATAACTATACCACATATTGTGGTTTTGCAAGCAATTTTTGGCGGGAGCGGCTATCTCTGGCTCGGTTCATGATAGATTTTCACCGGAGGACTTGCACCTCTATTACACTCCCATAAACCTTGTTATACTAATATTATGAAGCTAAAAACAAATAGTTCTCTTAGCCTTGATTGGTACGAAGCAGTTGGAAGTGATTGGCAAAACTTTGAAAGTGCCGATCTACTTAACCAGTTGATGATGGACGATGGCGTTGTCTCCGATGACCGATTCATAATTTGTAAGCATTATGAAGAGTTACGGTCTGACCAGCCCTCGTCTAATTAAGTCATCTACCATTTCTCGCGTAATAATACCGTGACCTCCAGGTAAGAAGGCTTTCATTGTAGGGCTCGAAAGTGATCCCCCTATAGGAAAGTCTCTGCCTGCATCTAACTGTTTCTGCCTAAAATTGTAAAATCCTTTATCTTGCGTTCCAGCTAAAGGATTAAACTCGAATATATTTACCTTCTCGGTATCTCTTAATGCGCCTAGAGGCCTGCCCAGCAGCGCTGACTCATACGAAGGATGGTTTGAATCTAAAAACCTTCTATCTGCAACGGCTTGCGGGTCAAGCTCGTAGATCATGTCTATATCACCGAATACGGGCTCAAATTGAGTTGGATCAGTAACAATCGCTCTTGCTTGCGATCTGCTTAATGATCCAGCGTCCCTAAACTCATCTAACGCTTTGGTAACCGCCTTCCTATCTCCTCCAAGCTCTTTAAGATACTCAGGAGTAGCGTTATCAATACCAACCCAATCAGGTATTGGCCTCATCTCATCTTCTTTGTTTCCTTTACCTTCTCGGATACGCCTATCTAGTGCAATTTTATCTGACCTGCTCATAACTTGCTGAGCATACGGAACCATTATGTCCGTGCTCATTGTTGCGAAGTCTGGGCTTGCTGGTCTCATTCCAAAAGGAATAAACGCTACTGGCCTGCCTCCGAGAGCTTGGGCCGCTGCTGCTCTGTTTAACTGCCCCATTACAGCTCCGGGTGCTGAAGCGAATGCAATGCCTCTTTCTAGGTTTTGTGGCTGCAATCCAAAATACTTGCCGCCACGCATAACTGCGTTTAATGGCACATTGTTAACGGAAGTGACAGTTTCCAGCCCGCTGCGTGATGTATCGGACATCCCCGTGATGAATGGCCTGTCTATTAAATCTTCCGCACCTATAATCGGCGCAGACCTGACCAGCGGGTCAGTCATTTCGACAACCATTTCGTTCACAGAACGTGGATCGCCAACCCTCATTAAAAGCTCAGTGTCTCTGGTTACCTCCGGGATAGGTCCACCAAATTGACGCTCAAGCTCATTACGCAATGCGGAGGCACTGGCAATGCCAGTTCCTGTTCTGCCGCCGCCTGAGTACAAATCAGCATCTAAGAACACTGATCGTGTATCCTCGTCAGGAAAGTAATTTACTCTTTCGATGATATTGCCATCTGCATCAACTACGTCAGCACCTATGAATCCTTCATCTATATTTTTTTGAGTTAATTTTTTGCTGTAGTTGGGATTCATTTGAGCAACAACGCCCATCTCAGCCTTGTCCATTAAGGAATACTGCTTATAGTTACCACGCCTTGTTATATATGGAAAAACATTAGGCTCACTGTAATCTCCTGCTTCATTCCTAAATCTAGGAGCTGCTGTATTTGCATAGAAATCAGATATTCTAGAACCTTCTGGTGTAGCACCGTAGAAACCTTCTCCTAGCCATCCAGAATCTCTAGCGCCTGTTCTGCTAGATGTTGGCTGTCTTATATCATCAGATGTGCCATGCAAAAATATATTTTCTGTGTCTAATCCTTTTTTTTCTGCTGCTTCCGCCGCTTGTCTTCTCATTCTAAAGCCAGAGCCCATCACAGCGCCCTCAGCCGGGTTACCGCCAAACATCGTGATGGTAGGGTCAAACGCTACTATCCTACCCGCCTCAGGATCAAAGTATTCACCGCCTGATGCTGCGGCCCTTGCCTGCTCAGACATATACTCAGAAGTGCCAAACAAAGCATCTCGGAGGCTAGAGCCTACACCTTGTATTGCCTCTGCCTGCTCATCTGGGCCTCTGAAACCAAGGAATGATGGAGCCTCGCCAAGCATATCGCCCAACGCGGAAAGCCCCCTACGGACCGGAGAATAGCTAGGATCGTATTCGGCAGGACCATACTGAGCAGGGATTGTTTCGGTGATGTATTCAACACCAGAAGGACCAGAAGCAAAACCAAGAACTTGCGTTGACTCAGGACTCAATATCTCTCTGCGCTCGCCTGAAATAAACTGCGAAAACGGACCCGTACCGCCATACATATACTGGCGGCTTGCCATTTCCTCCTGAGCTAACTCTTGGTCTGTCTTAGCCATAATTACCGCCTAAATGGATAAAGGGGAGATGTGGATTCAAGTCCCAATTGCTTGCGGAGCTCAATTGCTCGTTTTTCACACTGGGACTTAAATCCGCGTTTCACTACTAACGGTGTCCTTCTGGTTCAATGTTACTAAA